CCACATCACTTGGGGACAGACTTGACAACCAAGATATAGAGCTGAAACCGTGCCCGTTCTGCGGTAGAAAGGCGAAGATTATGGTAGTGCAAGAATTAAGACTTGGTGGAGATGAAGGATTTGTAATTCAATGTAAAGACTGCTACATGAATACAGCTTCGATTAATGGTACATATTCCTCAAACTCAACCGATGTCATAGAATTGTGGAACAGAAGGGTATAATTTGGTACAACTCCCTTTAAAATCTCCTGTACAATATTATTAGGGGATTTAGGGGGATTGTGGGAAGGGGAAATATGGATAGATTGACAAAAGCTGAATTGGTAAATGGATTTCCGGTATGCTATCCGAATAATAGTTCTGGATTGCCGGAATTTATGACAAAAAGGAATCCATACAGGAATATCGTGGAAAGGCTAAAAGCGTATGAAGACCTTGACGAGCAAGGGAAACTAGCAAAGATTCCATGCAAGCTACATGACATAGTATTTGATTTGGTATTTTCCGATGATGGAGAGTACCGCATTTTTGAGATGAAGGTATGTGCTATAAGAGAGTTTGGAGCAATAAGAAAAGATAAAGTATGGAATGTGTATTTAGAGGACGCATACACGAAAGCGTATAGGTCTTTCTACGACTTTGGGAAGTCTGTTTTCCTCACCATGGAAGAAGCCGATGCTGCATTGAAAGAATTAAGGGATAAGAAAGGATAGGGGAATATGGATTTCAAAATACCATTACATATTGCGAAAGAAATAAAAAGATATTGCGAACAGCAAGATTTTGATGATGATGAAAATAAGGAATCTTGCAGGTATTGTGTTTTTTGTGGCAGGTATGGGAATTGTATGTTGCATGATGATAAAATGGGATTTCCGAGCGACTGGAAGACTCCGTAATTGGTGGGAAAATGAATATCAGAGCAACAATAAACAAACTCCAAAAAGCACTGATACAGCGCGACTATATCTATAAAATAACACATACCAATTCTACAGCGAATAGCAGAACCGCATGATTACCGGCTAACATATCACGGAAAAACAGGGAAAAAGATGTGGAACTGCTGAATAGATGTTTGTAAGTGGAAGTGTTGAAGTGGTTTGCGGGGAAGTGGAATGGGGTAAAAGATGGGCGAGAAATGTCTTAGTTGTAAATACTGCGAGTTTACAGAATACAGATATAATGGATTTCTAGGAGAAACATTACTTTCGTGTCAGATTTGCGAAGAAGATACAGAAGATAAATCTCTTTGTTTTGAAGAGAAGTAAGTGGTTTGAGGGAGAATGGAGGAAGTATGAGACTGATTGATGCAGATGAATTTAAAGAAATTATACTTACCTATGGCGATGCTGGATGCGGAGCACTTCGCATAGAAAAAATATCTGAACTTATTGACGGGCAATCTACGGCGTGTGATACAGATAATGTGATAAAACAGATAAATGCATCGGGCACGGACGAAGATGGAATTGTATTGTATGTAGATAGAAAACCAGTTATAACAAAAGAATTGGCGGTAAAAATCGTAAAATTCGGTGGCATTGAATGAAACTAGCAAGCGTATGGGCAGTTATAATATGGCTGACAAAGAATAAGGAATAAAATGAAGTTAGAACATTGTATATCCTATATGGAAGAGTACAGGTGCGATTTGACAAAAGAATTAGATGAAGTTTCAGGTATTTCAAGAAACAACCACTATGATATGTTTTATCATTACATATTGGCAGATAAATGGTGCAAAAATCAAAAGTGCCTTGCTATTAGAGTGCCTGGTAGTACGGTTGGAGGTATTCATTTTGATGATAATAATGTCATTACAAAGATAATACTTGATACAGATTATGTAGTAAAAACATACCCAACTAATGTAAATGAAGTAATTCAAAAGTTTGTTGGAGAAGTAATAGAGTGGTAATAAAATAAATCTTTTATTGTCATAAATGGCAAAATATAAGAATTAAAGAAAGGATACAAATGTTCACTGGTGAAGAAAGCTGCGCAGCTACTAAGTAATGGTGAACAAAAATTAAAGTATTAGAATTATTTAGCGGAACAGAGTGTATATCAAATGCATTCCGAGCAAGAGGACATGAATGTTTTACAGTTGATTGGGATGAAAAATTTCCAAGTAGCCTACATATTGATATTGAAGAACTAACAGCAGATATGATTTTGGAAAAGTTTGGGCATCCGAATGTCATTTGGATTGCTTTTGATTGTACATCTTACTCTATAGCGGCAATTTCTCATCATAGAAAAAAGAATCCCATAACTGGTAATCTTGACCCTGTAAGTGAATATGCGAAGAAATGCGATAGAGTAAATCAACATGTATTGGAATTAGTGAAAGAACTGAACCCAGAAATAATTTACATTGAAAATCCACGGGGTGGTCTCCGTAAGATGACATGGATGAAAAATATACCAAGGTATACAATTTGCTATTGTAAGTATGAAACAGATAAACCAGCTTCTGAACGCAGAATGAAACCAACGGATATCTGGACAAATCATCCAAATCCTAATTTTCTACCAATGTGCCACAATGGGAATCCCGATCATGCTGCGGCTCCAAGAGGAAGTAAGACAGGGACGCAAGGATTGAAAAATGCGACTGAAAGAGCAATATACCCCAAGGCATTATGTGAACATATTGTTGATATTTCAGAAGAATATATAAACAGTTTGAAGAAATGATATAAAGAAAGGAGTAAGAGGTTTGCTGGCCAGCATTAAAGACTGTCTTTACTCCTAAATATAATTGAGAGAAAAGGTAAAATTAACAGCAAATATTTTATTTTCTGGGATTGGATGCCAGGAGCGAGGATTCAGAGATTCTGATTTATTTGATATTGAGGTATTGAATACGTCTGATATAAGCAAAGAATCAGTTTTGTCATATGCTGCAATTCATTGTGATATGACAAATGAAATGGTCGATACATATGTGGGTTATCCTTCAAGAGAGGAGATGGCACAATATCTTACAGATATTAATTTGGGATATGAGCCAGAAAAGAACAAATATTTTGATTGGTTTAAATTAATAAAGAGAAAGAAAAATGATTTAGAGAAATATTGGTTAGCCTGTAAACTGGTGCATAATCTTGGTGATATCAGCAGGATTGAAGAATTATCATATGCAGATTTTTGGACATGTTCATTTCCATGTACCGATATCAGTGTTGCAGGAAAAATGAAAGGATTGAATCCCGAGAGTGGAACAAGAAGTGGTCTGCTATGGGAAAATATAAGACTTCTTAGTAAAGCAAAAGATAATAATAGACTTCCCAAATATATAATGTTTGAGAATGTAAAAAATCTTGTGAGTAAGAAATTTATCAATGATTTCAGGGACTTGCTAGAAGTGCTGGATGAATTAGGATTTAATTCATATTGGTCAGTCATTAATGGTAAGGATTGTGGGGTTCCACAGTCAAGAGAACGGGTATTTGTGATTTCAGTTAGAAAAGATATTGATAAAGGAAGATATACTTTTCCTAAACCATTTGATGTTGGCATTCGATTAAAAAATATTTTAGAGAAAGAAGTAGAAGATAAATATTACCTTAGTTCAGAAACAGTCAGTAGACTATATAATAATGGACAAGGATATCATAGTAAAATCTCTATAAAAGATGATGCTCAATATTCTGCTACATTACTTGCAAGTATGTATAAAAATGCAAGGGGAATAGATTTGATAGGCGATGATGAAAATACGCTAAAGCAAATAGGATATCTTAATAACTATAACGGCGATGCAAATAGGGTATATTCTACTACTATTGCTAGAACATTGAAGTCTGAAGCAGGAGGAGGCGGAGCGAAAACTGGATGGTATAAAACAGAGTTAGGTATTCGCAAACTTACTCCAAGAGAATGCTGGAAGCTTATGGGACTGACATTCGAAGATTGTGATAAAGCAAGAGAAATAGGCGTTGCAGATACTCATTTGTATAAACAAGCTGGAAACGGAATCATCACAAATTGTTGCGCATTAGTAGCAGAACATTTATATAAAGCACAATATAATGATACATATATTTGCACAGACGAAAGGTATCAAGGAAATTTTACCAAACCACAAGTGGAGTAAATTCTGCTTGTGGTAAAAATAATATTTTGCCGGCAGCACTTAAATATCAGAGAACAGAATATGCAAAGAAAATCAGAAAAGATTATGA